ATATTTGCTTCTAATCCGTGTTCCATTAGAATTTGACGATTTACTTTAAACCCTTGGAGTTCAAGATGTCCCATCACAATTTTTGCTTTAGTCTTCTTAATCATCTTGAGTGTTTGTTCTTCATTCTCTGTGCAAATCCAAGGAAGAAGAAGAACATTAAGGTTCTCAATTTTAATTTCTGTTGGTGAAGAATAAGTTTTAATATTGAGGTAATCCTTTAACAGAAGTTGTGGTGAGTTAGTACTATTTGTATTCTTGTAATAACTATCATGATTACCAATAATCATGTGAACATCATATTTTTTAAGAGGTTCAAATACAACCCTCTTTGCCCAATCTAAACTTTGGTAATCAATTGATTTACGACTATCAAAAGCATCTCCCATATGAATAACAGTTGTAATCCCGTACTGCTCCAGTGTCGGGAAAAAAATGTTTTTATAGAACTTCTCGAAGTAGTCATGAAAAAGTTTTGATCCTTTTCGTGCTCCATAGTGAGTATCTGTTAAGATTGCGACTTTCATTTTAAATATTTAATGGCATTAAGAAGAAGTGATACATTATCATAAAAATGACCTAATCCACTATTACAAGTGTCGCAAAGCAATCCTCTAACTTTACCAGTTGTGTGATCATGATCAATGGACAAAACTCCCTTTGAGGAAGATTTTTCTTGTTTTCCACATATGGCACAAACGTGATTTTGTTCCATAAGCATAGCATCATATTGATCTACAGTCAACCCATACAAAGAAATTTGTTGTTTTCTGTTTCTTTTTATTTTTTCTTCAGGACTTAATGAGTTATATTTTTTTTTATTAGATGCATTTACTTTTTCTCTATTTTTTTCAACCCATTCTTTAACACTACCATTTTCAAATCTTTTAATAGAGTTTTTTTTTGTACAGTTAACACATCCAGTCATAGAAGTATATCTCAAAGTATTTTTACATTTTTTGCACGATTTTCCTTGATAAAACTTTTCACCCTTTTCTGAAGCAATTTGTCTAGGATGCATCGGATTAAAACTATAATACTAATAATATTTATACAATAAAGTATTGTAGTTCAATATCTCAGCTTACTATGAACTCCATCTTTTATTGAGTTATAATCCGAATAGTTGCTCGTGTCAATAGTGTTGTCATCGGTAAAGACTTCTGAATACCCAGAACGTTCGAGGATTTTATTCTTGATTTCCAACTGACGTTTTTCTCTTTGAATGCGACGAAGAAATGCAAAGTGAATAATTTGAGTGAAATATGCAAAAGGATTTTGTGATCTATCTGGATTAAAGTTATGAATATACTGAACGCAATTTTCAATACCATCAGAAATCATATCTTCCTTAAACATATAGTTTACGAAGTTTGGCTTAAAGGAAAGGTGATTTGCAATCTTTAAAAAACATTCTCCAACATATCTAGGAATTTGAGGTTTTGTTTCCCATCTTTTTGCCCTATCTTCTTTTAAAGGTTCTCTTCCATGCAATTGAATAAAAGTAATCTCTACATCCTCACGATACTTGATAAGGGCAGCAAGAAACTCTTTATTATTCACATAATGCTCTGACCTTTTCTTTTTGGTCATAACTGCTGTAGTTATCATAAGTTTTTGTCATTATTATGTAGATATTATAACACTTTTGTAAATAGTTGACAAGAGGTTGAAATATTCGTATAATAACCTTTGTCGAGGTTCATAAGTTATAATTTAAGAAAGCTTAAAGATCTTCTCTAATATTTCTTTAGCATCAGTGACATTAGATACGTATCCCATTCTACGACTCATTCTTGGTTGATTATCTTCTTCTCTACTAGATTGCCGCACATAAGATTGATACATCATAATCATTTCTATGTCTGAAGATTCTGAGAGAGTCAGAACATCAGAGAGATTAATAATAAACATGTCATCTTTTGTTGTTTTTAACCAAGGTTCTATTTTGTATCCAACTGTTCTTGATCTATTTTTTATTTCAAAAATAACTATTGGACTTGAAATAATCAACATTGTTCGATCTTCTTCTTCCGAAGCAGCCACCTTTGCAAATATTTCTTCACCTGTTTTTAACTTAATTGTTGCGTAAAAATCTTCTTCAATTCCCATTTTTCTTTAGTTGTATTGTTATAATTTCGTAATTAAAGTTTTCTTCGTTATATATTTTTATACGTTCAATAAGGTGATTTAAAGTATAGTTTTTTCTTGATTTATAAGTACAATCATCAGAGATGTCGTATAGGACTGCTTTAGTTTTATTCTTTCCTTTTCTAAGTACTCTTCCAATTGATTGTAAATTTCTAATTCTTGATTTACTGGGTGAAGCAAAGATAACATTATGAAGACTTTTAATGTTAACACCAGTAGAAAAGGTTCCATAAGAAGCAACAATAATAGCGTTGTTTTCTCTTTCAGTAATCTCTCTCACCAACTCTCTTTCTTCAGCATCTACTCCGCCATGTATAAAAAATACTTTGCGGTCACCTTGTCTATGTGTATTTATGAGTTCGTAAAGTATTGCTCCGTGAGTTTCTACACGACTATAAAGAACTAAAGTGTTTCCTTTTAAATCTAAAGAAAGATTTGTAATAAATTTATTTCTTTGTTCGTGAGTAATTAAATATTGTATCTCATCTTCATAAGTCTCAAATCTTTGAGGTAAGTGTTTAAGAACAAGACACTGAATATCTAATTGAGAAATGTACCCTTGCTCCATTAATTCAATTGTTCTTGTAACTTTGTATGATGGTCCAAATACACCCTCCAAAACCCATTTATGAGTTTGAGTTCCATCTAAAGTTCCAGTAAATCCAAATCTATATTTTGCATGATGAAGCTTAGTCATGATTTCAATCAAGGATTTGCTCTTGAATAAATGTGCTTCATCACCTATAATGACACCATAATCCTCAAAGAATGAACGTTCTAACTTATACACCGATTGCCAAGTTGTAATAGTCACAGAATGTATATTTGTTACCTCCTTCCCACCATAGATACGATGACAATATGATTCAGCATCCCAACCATAGTCATGAAAATCCTTGTACATTTGCTCTACAAGAGATGTCGTTGGAACAACTAAAAGAATTTTTTGCCCCTTCTCAACATAATATCTCACAAGAGAATATATCATCAAAGATTTGCCACTCGCAGTGGGGCTTATCAATAATTTTCTATTATGTTTTAATGCATCGTATACTCCCTCAATTTGATAATCTCTAGGAGAATGTGAACAAATAGATTGCATATAATCTTTAACACCCTCATATGAAATACCATCATTTAGTTCAAATGGCATTCCATAAAATTTATTTTCTTTAAACTCATATGTGTAATTATGAAGAGTAAGTTTATCAATTATTTTATCTAATAATCCAATATAAACTTCTCCAGTGTGAGAACTTAATAGCCGAATTTTTCCGTCCCAGTGTTTATTTCTATATTGAGACATGAACTTTGCCGACTCAACCTCAAAAGTGAAGTAAGGTTGAAGTTCATATAAAATATGTGGATCACAATGAAGCTTTAGATGCACTTCATTTTTCTTCTCAATAATTACGTCACTCATATCATAGCAATCATAATGCTATAAGTATTTATTTAACCCAGTCCCGCATTAAATCTCATAAACTCAATAGCATTTTTAATCTGATAAGTTCTATTTGCAATCATTTTGAGAATGCTATCGATATACATGAGCATTGTTTCGTAGTACTCGACCTTTAAAGAAATTTGTGATAGTTTTTCATCTGAATCCAAATATCCTTGAAGTGTTTCTTTGTCTCTCACTTTTTTAGGAAAGGGATTTTCCACATAAACTTCAGGGTCTGCTTTACCAGTGAAGTATTCATATCTTTGATGTCTAATACCTTTTCTTTGTTGCTCTGCTCTTTTCTTTAATAAAAGAATTGTATTGTATATTTCAAAATACTTTGAATGAAGAACGGGGATGTTTAGTGATTCTGTATGTAAATTGTCAGTATCAATTTTAGAATCTTGTTCCCACATTCTTTGAATTACATCAAGGTCTATACTCATAAAGGATTGCCACCAAGGTCTACTATATTGTAGATAGTATACTTGAAACTTACGTCTGCTGTAAAGTATTGGATATCTGTTGATGTCGCATCAAATGATAAAGTTCCTAATGAATATGGAAATAAATCTTTAAAGACAACTTGAAAATTTGGAATTGATGAATTTGTTAAAACCTGAAGAGTACCATCAGAAAAAAGACCCAATTGTCTTTGTGAGTCAAGTTTTGCATTTATATTTCCAGTCTTTTGAAATGTATAAATTTCTTCCAAACTTTCTGGATATCCAAGTCCACGCATCCAATTTTGAATTTCTAGATAATTTTTTAAATCTTCATCTACAAGAAATCTTAAAGTAAGATCTCCAAAAATTAACTTGTCACCTGGAAGTTCAATGTCTTTCAAATATGTTGGTTGAACTGCAATTCCAAGAGTTATATCTGGAATGTTTGCAGAGTTGCAAAAAAATGCAACTTTAGGAGTTCTTTTGAGAGAAAATTTAAATCCTGTAGGAGATAAAAAATTTCTATTTTCTGGCTGACCAATTGCCATTATCTATATCCTCATTCATTGATAA